GCGGTCAGTGCGCCCTGGTCGCTAGCGAGTGTGACGGGGGCGCTATTGGCTTTGGTCGTTTGGCCATTGGGGTTGACGGGGTTATAACTCATAGTTTCTCCTTTAGACGACGTTCCAGTTAGCGCCGTCGGATATTAAATCTACGCTGGTGTACTTGACCGGCAGGCTGGCAGAGGCGCTCCCATCGATGGTTTGGGCTGAGGTCGTGGCGATGGTGACGGTGCCGGTGCCAACGTTCTTGACGGTGTAGCAGTTGGAATTACCCACGGCAGTCGGCAGGGTCAAGGTGGTCGTGCCGGACACCAGGTACACATAGTCAGTGACCGCGCTCGAACCGGCGGTCGTCGCGGTGGAAATCGAGGCGACGGAACGGGTAATGCCCGAACCGCTCCCGCCGGCCGGGGTTGACCAGGTGCCGTCACCGCGCAGGTAGGTGGTTGAGCTCGGGGTGCCGGAGACGCCACCGAGGTTGGAGACGCCCAGGCCGGTAATTGTGTTGCTGCCGGCCGCAATCGTCTTACTGGTCAGCGTCTGGGTGCCGTCAATCGTGGCGGCAGAGCCGGCGGCTGTGCCGGGGGCAGAGATGGTCAGGCCGCCAGTCAGGGCCAGGACCCCGACGCCCGACCGAGCCAGCGTGGTGTCCCGACTGGCGCTACCTGGACCCCACTGCATCTGCCCGTCAACCCGCAGATCGAAGCGGCGGGTGGTGTCGCCAGTCACCTGGCCATCGAGCATCCGCGAGGTATTGGCCGAGCCGGTGACATCAATCAGCGACAGGCCGGTGTTGCCGGCCGAGTTGGTAATCGACAGCGCCGCCTGGTCAGCGGTATTCAGGGCAATCGTGCCGTTGCCGTTGGTATTCCAGGGGTTAGAGGTGGCAATCGTCGGGGCGGAGGTCGCGCCGGTGGCGGTGATGAGGTTCATCCCCCGTCGCAGCACGGTGTTGGTGCCACCGTCGTTATAGCCGGCCACTTGGCCCTGTAGGTACCCAGAATTGATCACTACCGAGGTGCTGCCGCTGGCGGTGAAACCGTAGTCCGGCGAGTTGACGCCGGTGCCGTCGTCATCGACCCCTGGGTAGCAGGTGATACCGTTAATAACCACCGGGACGGTCGCCGCGCTGACTTTTACCCCGGCGTAACCGCCACCGCCGAGCTTGGCGTTGCGGCCATCGCGGCGGGTCATCAGGCCGATAAACAGGATCGGGGTGTTGCCGGTGGCGTCGATCAGCACGCCATTTAAGGTGTTGCGGTCGGTCGAGCAATCGGTGAACAACGCCCCGCCGGAGCCGGTGCCGGTGCCCCAGGAGCCGGTCAGGTGGAAGCCGTTGTTGCACCACTCGCCCCGGCAGCCGATGAAGTGGCTGTTGGCGCAGTAGGTCAGCTCGAAGCCGTTGCCGGTGCAGCCGAGGGCCTCACAGTTGACCAGCGTCATGTCGGCCTGCTGGTTGCCGAAGAAGAAGCCGACATCGCCACACTGCCAGGCAAAGCAGTTCCAGACGTTCCAGGAGTAGGGATGGTAGGTGACGCTGCTGAGGCGGGTGTAGGTGGTGCAGTAGAAGCCCCGGTACGGCGCTTTCTGGACGCAGACGTTATCGAGGACCACGCCGTGGACGTAGCCGCTGGCCTTGATCCCGGAGATGGTGCCGGCGGTCAGTGACATGTCAATCGTCAGGTTGCGGATGCGGATACCTTCATTCTCCACGGCATAGCCGGCTTCTTCCTTGTCCTTGAAGCGGATCGCCGCGTCATCGGTAAAGCCAGCGGTCGGGCGGAGCGTGGTGCTGAGCTGGGTATTGTCGGTACGGTTGCCGTGGCCGCCCTGGAGGGTGATGTAGGGCGGCACTACCAACTGGTGGGCGATGCTATAGATGTGACCGGCGGGGAGGAGCACGGTGTCACCGACGGCAGCGGCGGTCAGGGCGCTATTAATGGCCGTCGAATCATCGGTCGAGCCGTCGCCTTTGGCCCCGTAAGCGAAGACGTTGAGGACCTGGCCGCCGGCGTCAATCAGTGGCAGCGTCTGGCTGGCCGTCCAGGTGTGGGCTTTGGTGAGGTCGAGCGTCGGGTTTGGATAAGCGCCGGTGAGGTCGCCGCCAGCGCTGCCGCTGGGAATCGAGCTGGAACTGGTCCAGCCGGTGTCGTAGTTAGTATTCGAGTTCTTCGCCAGGACCTGGCCGGTAGTTCCCCCGATCGGCACGCCAACGCCAGCCGGGCCTTGGGGGCCGGTTGCGCCAGTTGGTCCGGCTGGGCCAGTTGGTCCGGCTGGGCCGGCTGGTCCTGCGATATTACCAATTGGGCTGCCCCAGGCTCCGGCAGCCTGTTGGTAAATGTCGCCGGTGGTTGTGTTTAAGTATAAGTCGCCGTTGCTATAGGTGGTGGTTGGAGCGCCCGTGCCCTCGTACCATCTCGAACCAGGCACGCCCTGGATTCCCTGAACCCCTTGGATTCCCTGTGGTCCGATAGCGCCGGGGGCGCCTTTAAGCACTCCCTCCACTACGATAGCGGCTGGTGTGGCAGTCTGAATGATAGCTTGAGTGCCGCTTTCACTGCTAACGAGTATATCTGCCATATTACGTCGTCTTTCTAACCACGTCGAAGTACACTACTACTGGTAGTTTCGGGTCGTTCGGTGGGTAGGTGGTAGGGACCCCTGCCGCGTTGACCCACTGGAATTCACCTTTATAGGTAGCGCTGTCGGCACCGTTGCTGGGGATACTATTCGTAGCGCTTGGGGGGAAAGCGCAAGCGTATTGGATGTATTGGATGCCGTTAATCGTTACGACTGACGTGGAGGCGTCTGTCCATTCCTGGCTAATGACTGCGGCGGCATCTGTGTTGTCGTCGTCGATTGCTGGTTTCGCCTCAAAGATAAGCTTGCCGCCTGAACTCCATGCCGTTTGCGGTATGGAAAATGTATGCGTTATCGCGTCGCCTCTTGGAAATTCTATGACGTTAGACATTATGGTTATCCTTTAAGAATTGTATCACCTTATCAGCAATCCCGTCGGCTAAAACTTGCGCCTGAATTTGGTGCTGTTTAAGAAACTGCTGTAACTCGATGTGGGTCGCGCTGACCATCTCCATGCTTTTCGCTATTTGTGCCAACGGGACATCTTTAAGGGTTTGGATTTGACCGTTTAAGTTGGAGATTTGCTCAGTCTTTTCCTTATCTGCCTCCTCCAACCGCTTAATGGCAGCGTCTTGTGCCCCCCGGTTGTCTTGTAGCAATTTGATAGTATCTTGGCTTAAATTACCTTTGAACGAAGCCATGAATAGGGTAACAACTCCTGTTACCGCAATAATGCCTGCCGCCCACGACAAAATTTCACTCATAACGTCCTCCCCCGTATGAAGTTATTTTGACTTTTCGTTGTCGTGTATACCGTACTGCTGAATGTCCATAAGCCGCTGGCGGCGTTCCGTATTCCCACCGTGATGTCATATTGCGTATTCGATTTCAGATTATGCAGGTCGATAATCCACCACCCCTGCCCGCTGGTTGGTGTGTCGTGATGGCCGCCCCCATCGTAAGCCGTGCTCCACCAAGTATAGTAATCACAACTTCGGTCGGCGTGCCATGCGAACTCAATCCATTCGTCGGTACAATCATTGATGTTTGGGCCGCCGTCTATGACTGCGTAACGGGCAATAGTAGTAAGCGTTAGGGTGCCACCGCCGCTAGCCGTGGTGACATACGGTGAGTTGTCCATATTGGCGCTTGCGCTGTAACCGGCAGAACCGGTGCCGTCAGAGTTATGGGCTACGGTCGTATCAAAACTGCCTAGATCAATCGTGTTGGTGTTACCGCGCTCGTCATAGGTAAAATGCCCCGACTGAGTATTGCCTGAGACGGTCGCTGACCAACTCGCTGCGCCGGATAGATCGTAGACGCCGGTGCCGCTGTTGCTACAAGTGATATAAACGTGGCAATGAACGGTCGAAGTGTTAGCGCCGGTATTGACCGCAGTTTCAGTTACGTCAGCATGGAGAGTAAAATAGCCGCCTGCCGAGCCGCCGAAGGTTACTGTCATGGTGCACTACCCCCTCGCCACGCTCAGAACGTGGTACTTGCTGTCAACTGCACTGTACTCGTATGAAACATAAATGAACTGGCCCACGGTAGTCGTTGTCGGCAATGTAACGCCGATACCCTTCCAACCGGTTGCCCATGTTAAGGATTGCGCGGTGCCGTTATCGTAGATGCGGAGTTCGCCGGTCATGCCGTCTTGCGGTGTATAGGTAGGCGTGAGGATAGTAGCAGCCCCCGCTAGCGCGGTGACACGGTACACCTGGCTAACTGGTATGATTTGGCCGCTGCCGTTGATGGTAGCAGTCGATTGTGCGACGAGCCAAGAGGTTCCCGCCACACTTGCGTTCCCGCTAAAGGTGGCCGCTCCAGAGACTTCTAAAGTACCCGTGGTCACGTCGGTAGCTGCAAGCTGCGCGACGGTATGGTTTTCCGGTGTCCCGTTGCCGGTAGCGTTCATAATGAAGCTGGCGACGAGGTTAGCCCATATCGTGTTCGGTTTAATAATAATCACCTGACCTGACGCGCTACCGGTGTCGGTGCTGCCCGGCTCGAAACCGTCGATAACAAGCGTCGTGCCGGAGACGTGGCCTTTGAAGTCGCACTTGGTTGTGGGGTCAATAAATCCTGTACTCAGTAGCGTCCCTTGTGTGGCGATAAATTTGGCCGGTACATTGACGACGCTATCAACGTTGATAACAGTCCCCCCGATAGATCGGGTGCTTTGAACGTGCATTAGGGACGCGTCCCCGCTCCCGTTGCTTGCCTCTAAATATTGATAATCAGCCATCTCATAATCCTTATGGTTATATTAACACTCTTTCAATCGCATCGACATACCTGTGCGAACACTTTGTTTGGTCAACCCAACTGAAGTCTTCCCCGAACGGCACGCTTGATTGGTACTTGCCCTTGAAGAACAGTTTGCCAGTATCCTCCGTGACGCCTGAATTGTGCAAAATCTTTACTCGGTCCCATTTCTCAATCGGGTCGGTAGACATGCAAAAATCCAGTTCCTTTGGGGCGGTTAGCGTGATACCCGCTTCTACCATGGTCCAGAGCTGCGCCCACATTTCGGCCGTCCACTTCTGGATATTGCTATGCACGCCATCGAAGTAGTGCCAAATAGTGAGGCTGCGGTTGTAGGCTTTCTCCCACATCTCAGCCGTCGGTTGAGCAATGACAAGATGTGCTCCGATACCTGGTACGCCGATCATTTGCTGCGGCGTGATATTGCAGATGCGTGCCATACGCTCGATGATCTCTGGCCCGCGTTCGCACTGCTTGATGTAGTTGTAATCGATATAACTACCGCAGTCGCTTCCGGCCCAGTGCTTCGCGTCAACTGACAACTGACTGACCTTGGGCCACTCACGGAAAATCACGTCGCTATCAATGTAAAAGTACGATTCCCGCTCTCGTGCCGGGTCTTTGCTTAAATACTGCCACCATAAGTACGGTCGGATAGCGGGGATGTAACTCTTGTCAAACCGCCTATCCTCGTATACAAAAGCGCGTACCCCCATATACTTGTGGACCAAGTAAGGAGGTACGGCGCTGTTATAGTCATGTGGCTTACTGAACAGTAACACTACTTCCATATCCGTGAACTGCCGGATATTGGTGAGCAGCACCTCTAGCTCCCATTGGAATCGGGGGATAGAGGGCTGCGCCAATATCACTTTCATGGTGCCGGTCCTAACTAGGATTAAGCGCCAGCGGTGACAGTCGTAGCGGTTGTGCTTGCAGTCGTGCTTGCAGCGTTTTCAAGTGAGGCAACTGAGTTGACTTTTTGGTTGAGTACAAATGTGTCGCTTCGGTCGCGGAGCTGGATTTCGATACCGCTGAAGCCTGGAACTGGGTCGACAATGACCATACCGCCAGCCTTCGGGTCCATCTTTGGTGTGACATTGATGACAGCACGCTTGTCAACAACCATTGCGAGGACACCTGGGAACAGGTAGCTATCAGGGATTTCTACGCAAGGTACACCTGCGAGTTTGCCGAGGTAGCCGTTCTTACCGGCAGCGTAGCCAGTCTGAGAACCAGTGAAGTTAATCTGTGCACCGGCCGTATCCTTGAAGGTGTATGATACCCAAGCGATGAGGTTGGATACATTACCACCGCTGTAGGTGCGTGACTTGCTGACCATCTTGCTGAACGAAAGCGCGTAACCAGGAATCTGGTTGCCGCCCGTCGGGTCAGTCGTATCGAGGGCAATGATATTGCCTGCTGGCCGAGCTGCCCAAATCTTAGCGAGTGAGTAAGCGTCGTGTGCAGGAACGAAAACGTCGTTAGCTTGCTGCAAAGCAACCTGCTTTGCGAACTGACCAACTGGGATGTCTTGAATCTGCGTGCGCTGGATGCGGAGCAGCATTGATTTGTTATAAGCGAGCTGGAGCACTTGTTCGTTAGGTACAACTAGCGAAGCTGCGCCGAATGGCGTAGAAGCGTTCGTTTCATCGTAGTTGCTGAGTGTGCCATCAGCGATTGACAGAACGCGAACTGAGTTCACGCCGTCCCATTTGTAACCGTTATCGCCAAGATAGGGGGCAACCACGCTGCTGATATGCAACGGGATGTCCATTATATTCGCGGTTTTTGTGCCGTATGACCATGCCATATGTTTATACCTTCTCTATTATTTAATAGTGAACAATATTATTGTTTACGCTTTAATCATAATCGCTTTCACCGCTGTACTACAAACAAAAAAGGTGGCATAATTCAGAGTAACGATGGGGTACAAAAATGACTACAGTAGCCGGAGCGTCCGGTGTGATAGTAAAACAGGCGTGTCGGGCGTCTACTTCCACCAGAAGAAAAACCGTTACCAGGCAACCATTACCGTCCATAGCCGCCGTATTCACCTCGGTTGGTATACCAGCAAAGTGATGGCGATAAAGGTCCGTAAGAACGCCGAGCAGATGTTCGCGGGGATGATTGAGTAATGAATATACCGCTTAACTTTATCCCACGCGACTACCAAGCCGAAGCGCTGGCCGCCCTAGACATGGGGTCGGTAATGAACGTCTGGTGTTGGTCACGACGCGGCGGCAAGGATTTCACCGCTTTTGCCTATGCCGTTAAGAAAATGGTGGAGCGGCCGATCAATGTGGTCATCGTCTGGCCGACAAAGAAGCAGGGGTATGATAACTTCTGGACTACGATTAGTAATGATGGTATGCCGGTGCTCGATCACATCCCTAGCGGCCTCGTTGAGCAGCGTACCAACAGCCCGACAGATATGCACATCACGCTGAAGAACGGCTCGACGCTTACCCTGCTTGGCGCAAGTGAACCAGAAGCCTTGCGCGGGGCCAACGGCTTTATCTATATTTTCTCTGAGTTCGTAGACATCCCAGTAGCAGCGCTTGACGCTATCCGGCCTATCGTGCTGGTCAACGGCGGTCAGATTATTATTCAATCTACGCCAAAGATAGACGGCATTTCCGGCGGTACGTTTAAGCTATTGTTCGATCGGGCCATAAGCGTTATGAAAAGTAGCGGCAAGCAGTTCGCTAGCCGCGTTACCGCCGATGCCTACCTGACAAAAGAACAGCTTGATGACATCCGCGAGGAAACAGTTGCGCGTAATGGCAACGACTTCTGGTTTAGACAAGAGTTCCTCTGTGACTGGGGACAGGCCAGCGCTACCAACTATTACGCCGAAGCGCTAATGCTAGGTATGCGCCGGGGAAATGTCGGCCGCTTCCCCTACGACCCGGCACACCCCTGTTTCACGAGCTGGGACCTTGGTATGAGCGATATGTTGGCCGTCGGCTTCTGGCAGTACGTCAGTAAGCGGCCACGGGTAATTGATTATTATGAGACGCATGACGTCGCCTATGAAAGCACGGTGGCTATCGTCAAGAGCAAGCCGTATAACATCATGTGGCACTTCCTGCCGCACGATGGTGCGGTGCGGGATAGCGATGCTATCGAACGTGTCGAGAAAATCCGGCAGCTCGGCTTACCAAACTCCAGTCTCCTGCGCCGGGAACTGAAAGAGGAAGGCATAAAACGGGCGGTGGCGGCTACGCCAAACACCGAGTTCAACGAAGCGACCACCGAAGATTTGCGCCGGAAACTGAGTATGTATAAGCGTAAATTTAATGGCATAACAGGTGATTACATGGGGCCGGAACACAACACCAATTCCCACGCCGCCGACGAACACCGCTATATGTATGCGGCTATTGACCAGGAATTTGACCCAAAAACGGGACTGTTTTTGTACAGTCCCGATTCTCAAGAGGTCACTTACGACAGCGAAAAGATTGATCTCGCGCCGCAATTTAACCCGTATCTTTAAGCGACTTCTTCTTCAGTAGTGCTCTGGTCGGTTGAACTTAGCCCCTTTTCGTTGGCATAGTTCACCATAGCTGTTGCGCGTGCATCAGCCATCCGTTCCTCGTGGGTTTGAATCGGAGCAAATTGTGCCAGCCCTGATTGCGGCATAAAGGTTGTCGTTGTTGTCGTTGTTGGTTCTGGAGCTGCCGAGGTATCTTCTTCCGTCTCGGTCGTTGGTGTTGTCGTTGTCTTATCGTCTTCCATAATGAATCCTTGTTTAATGCTTATAGTTTACTACTTTGTTGTCGTCGTGGTAGTGGTGGTAGGCCCTGGACCGGCTTTACGACGCTCTAGTTCAGCCGCCAATTCCTCGGTAGACATCATAGAAAGCGGTTTAGCTCCTTCGTCGTCAGCGAATAAATCGTGAACCGTCTTGTCAGTTTTGCCTTCAAGTGCTCGAATCTGCTGATCGTATTCGTCCTCAAACTGATTGGCTTCAGGTTGCGGGGCTTCTTCCAACTTAGTCTTATTGGATATATAGGTGAGAATATCCGTCTCTACCACGTCGTCTACTGACTTGCCGAAACGTCGGGCAATGCGCTCTAGCATGTCCATGTCCTGCTTGATCTTCTTCATTTCCACGACAATTTCCGGGGCAAGCCGCCAACCGAAATCCTGCCCCTGTGTGATGTTTGGACTATGGTCTGAGCTAGACCACAACCCTGCAATTTGCGGTTCCGTCTCTGCGACTACTTTTTCGCCGCTTCTAATGTTTATCCATTTAAGTGCCATAATTTTCTCCTTACCTTAATTGATCGCCAAACACCGCTTGAGCGGCCGCACCCCACTCCTTCTCCTCATCAGTCGCCGTATCGAGCTTACCGGCGGCGTAGATGTCGGAGCGGTCAGCCCGGCGTTGCTGTTTGGCTTGCTGTTGGGCCTGTGGTGATTGCTGGGGCTGCTGGGGAGCTTGAGCGGCAGCGGGCGTCTGGATACTCCCATCAGCCTCCAGCCTGCGTCCTAGCGCTGCGTATGGTTCCAAAGCGGCAGCATAGAACCGTTGCAATGACACCGGCGCTTTGACGATAACACCGCTTTTCGGGTCGGTTTGGAATGTCTTAGAGTACTCCTCCCATAGTTGCTGCCGGATTTCCGGCATAGCCCTAAGCAGTTCGCCGTATTCATAATTGATAACGTCGGCCTCATCCTTAATAGCCAGGTTGGTTTCAGCGATCTGCTGCACCTGCTCGTTGATTTGGCTAACGCTGTCACGGAGCTGTGCCTGTGCCTGGAGCAACCATAATCCGGCTTCCTCCTCGGTAAAGGGTTGGCCGGTGCGCGGGTTGTTATGCTTCATCACGTCGTCGATAGTATGAATCGGGTCGCCATCGGCGTCCTTCAACTGGGTCGGCACGTCCTTAAACATCTTCTCCCGTATCTCACTTTTGACGGCTTCTACGGCTGCCTGTTGCTCTCTAGCGGTAAGGCGGGCAGAAGCGTCTGTGGGTTCAGGCGCATCATTTTTTTCGCCGTCTTTTCCATCTCCACCATCTGCTTTATCATCACCTGTCTTTGTGGCGTGTTCGCCATCTTCACCATTTTGTTTCTGAGATTGTGCGCTGTTATCTGACCCTGGTTTTTTGCTGCCATCTTCGCCTTGTGCAGCTTCTTCGCCCGTGCCATTTTCTTCAGCGTTTTGGCCTGACTTGGTTTTCCCATTACCATCCTTATCTTCATTAGTGTTTTTTAGCTCAGGGAATATGTTGTCGGCTGCCTTGTCCCACTCGGCGGCGTCTGCTTGGTCGTCAGCGTTCATTTGGCCGGTGCTATCAGACTGATCAACGGGTGCGTCAGGCACTACCACTTCAGGAGGTGCCGGTGGTTCACCACCATTTTGTAAAGCAGCAAGAGCATCATTGTTCATTTTTGGTTCCTTCGTCTAAATTTTTCATCAACGGTTGCTAGCGCTTGCCGGACTTCTTCGAGGCATGGCGCAATAATTGCCGCTGCGATCGCATGGGCTTTAATCTGTTGCTTTATCTTCAGTTCGCTCTCAGCAATGTCAAATGCGTGCCACTTATCAAGGTCGGCCATCGCGCTGTCTAAGAGCTTGAACACGCGGCGTAAAGTGCTCTCCTCCTCCTCGTCTTTCGAGAATTTGGTGTCTTCCGTTACTTGGCTCAAGTTAAACGGACTGCGGTATGGTACTTCTTCGTCGTTGTTCATAATGCTAATGTACTGCAATCGTAGCACCTTGTAGGACTAAGCACAAGCATATTATTGCTGGACGCCGACTGCCGGGTTCACCGGCATCGGGGCAGCCGCTTGCGCGGGCGCGGGAGCGGCCGACGGAGGCATGGGACCGACATCGTTGGCGGCATCCTGCATGAGTAGATCGCTAAGGCGCTGCACCTTCTGTACGGCGTCAGGACCAAGCGACGGAGCCATTTGCGCTAACACGGTCATAGTGTCTTGAATCTCTGCTCGCTTCTTATCCTTGAGCTGGTCGGCGCTTAGGCTGACTTCAACATCAACGCTCCACTCCTCTATGTCTTGGTAGAAACGCTCCCATACCATGTGTATCTTATGGTTGTCGCCAATCGTGCCAGGAACGAGATCGTTGATAGCTTCCATCGTGTCGTCGTCAACAATAATATCTTCTTCGCCTTCTTGCTCAGACAACAGCGTGTCCAGGGCTACTAGCCCGTATTGGCGCAAGAAGTTTTCTAAGATTTTCGTAATCTGGTTGACGGCCGTTCCCATTAACTGCTGCTGTTCCTCAACACCAGGAGCGGTGCCGCTCGGCTTGCCCCCTGGACCGCCTGGGCTAGTTGGACGTCCCATGATGTTTTGTATCTGACCGGAGAAGAACCCGGCCATCGGCACGAATTGTTCAAGCGCACCGTTGTCCATGTTCTTGAGTTCAGCGCTGGCGCTGGCGTCAATCGCCTTCCAAACCGCCCCTTGTTTAAGCACAACCGGGGTAGAGAAGCGACCCTTTTGCAAAATCGGCGGCTTGCTGTTAAGCAGGAGCATCGAGGCGATGTTGCCATAGTAGATGTTCATAAGGTTCTGATTCGGGCTGGCAAGACGCACGCGCGAGACGCCAAATGGGTTCAGCGCTGACGGGTCAATAACGAGGTAGATAACGCGCGGGTAGCCCCACTTGCTCTTGTTGTCGATCACCCGTAACGGTACTTCACGCACCTGCGGGCAGAAGGTCACGATGGTCGCGTCAGGGCCAGTCTCGTAGCGAGTGACGAATTGGTATGTCGGACCGCTTTCTTCACCTGGCTGGTTACGGCGGGGAGCGCTTTCATAAATAGAGTAGGTTGTCGATTGTGGCGTGGAGGCCAGGACTTCTTCAAGCCCAGCGATATTCCAACTGGTATCCGGGTTGTTTTTCGCTGCCCGCAAAATCTTGCGTACCCGGCTCGGCGTCAGGTTAGCTACGATATAATCGTATCCCGTCTCGTTGTGGTCTTGGATACCCGGCTCAGGGCAACTATCCATGAAGTGCAAAAGCTTCAAGGTCGTACCGAAATTGTTAAACATACTTCCGGTAGCGACCATGAAGGGGGCATACCCGTGGCTTAACGCTTGCTCCGCGCCGATTTGCAACGTGCTCAAAAGACCTTTTCCAAATGTGTCTTCGTTAAACGCGGTATGCTTCAAGAGATAGGTGGCGAGCAACGCGGAGATAGAATTCTTGGTGCCGTTAATACTGACACTGAGAACGGGAAGTTGCTGTAGACTGTCACGAGGAATTGACCGGACTAGCCCGGCAAGTGTGGTATCGCCAACGAACGGTGCGCCGTTTTCATGGTTCAATGGCACCCCATCTACAAGATCATCGAGGAACTTAAAGTCACGGGTATACAACCGTACATACTCGGTAGCAAGGTTCCACTCGTTAATAAGAGCGCCCATGTCGATACCGGTGGTATTGACGAGCGATAGGGCTTGGTCAGCATCCCAAATGGTCGGGTCGTCGCCTAAAGCGAGTGACTGCGGGTTTGCGTATGATAAACTCTGGCCGTTCATATATAATCCTTATGCTTTACATTCTATTGCAAATCTGGTCGGACACCAAGGTCAACACCTTCGTAACTCACCACTCGCAATTTATAGTTGTTAAACCCGGCGTTGGTGATGTACCACCACTGTGCCTCGTTGGTAATATCATCAATCTGGAGAGGGATACGCACGTCTACCGGCGCAAGGGCTACCTGGCTCGTATCAATCTTCGGCGCGTCAGCGTAGCCAGGGATGGCCGGGAACCCGGCATACGTCCACTGGGTATCACCCCAGCCGCCACCTTTAGTCGGGGCAAATGCCGGACCCTGATAAGGCTTAGATTTAGTCTTCATCTTGCCGTTCTGGTTACGGTAATTGACGCCGACGGTGATAGAACCGACAAGACCGCTAACGTAGAAAACAGTCTGAACAGTCGCCTGCCAGCGATTACGCCCCGCTGCGCCATACATAGGTGCGAGCGAGCCGGTGGCGTTAGTTGAGAACGGTGTCGGCACGCCGCCGATAGTATCGGCCGTAACCGCGCCTGGTTGCAATTTGTAAGAGTGGTTGCCCTGAGTGACATAGATAAACGCTGCCTCATTTGCCGGACTGACAATATCAATCCACTGGGCCGGGATATTAAAGGTATAAAATGCGCCGTTGTTGTCGTTTTCAGGTACCTTACTGTTATCGTCCATGACGAGAATCTGCTGTGGTGTGTCGAAGCCTTGGCTTGGCATCGTGAGCATAAACCGGTTGTCCCAAGCGGTGCCGACAATCCCATTCATGGCTGAGTTCTTAATCTGTTGGATGTAGGCCGCCATCGTCTTGATGGTCAGGTTGTCGGTAGAGATGACGTTCTGGCGAAGTGGCTGCGTGTTCATCATCATCACGCCGTCAGTGGACATAAACACTAATTTGCCGTTGTAGTTAATGGCGCTATGAGGAGCCGCAACACCGGCAGCTCCGTAGTGCTGGCTGGTAACACCCCACACCGTAAAGCTCTGGTTGCCGTAATTGACCGTCTCCTGTTGCAATACCGCTTGTTCGGCAAGCCCCTGTGTGTTACTGAACAAGACGGTGAGGGATGGGATGCCTTGGCCGTTGCGGAAACCAATAACCTGCGTCACTGAGAAGTTTGTCCCTAGCCCTGGCTGTGCTTTGTAGCCGCCAAGCGCTGAACTGAAGCTCAAGGCATTAACGCCGCCCCCGCCAATCCAGATGCTCTGTGGCACATCACGGTCGCCAAACAAAATCGGGTTGCCCTCCTCAATAATGCCATTGGAAACGCGCGGGCCGTCCGTGGAGTTGTTGGTAGGCACCGAACCGCCGAGGTTAATGGAGAGGGAGCCGTCATCAATAAATGTAGTCTGATTAAGGTCGAGGCCAATAGCCAATTGCAGCATATCATCCAGTGATGGTGTACCGCCGGTGCTAGATAACGCTATATATAGGTTCCAGTGCTGAGCGCCTGTCGGTGCTGTCCCCGGCCGCGTCAAGGTTAACTTACCGGGATTAGCTGCTCCCCCGGTGGCTTTAAGCCCAACCCAGTGATCGCGCACGTCGCTCACATAGTAGGTGAGGATGGGGGAAATGTTCGTTTCGCCGGTAGAGGTAGTGTAAGAATAAGCATAATAAATCGGGTAGACGTTCGGGCTGGATGAACTGGTCGCGCCGGTAATACCGCCGCTGGCGGCAGCGGTCATTGCCGTTGTCGGGTCGGCTATCGCCGTATACTGTTTCACTTTGAAGGTAGACAAATCCAACTCGGCCAACTTGTCGCCGTTATCGCCATTTAGGATGAGCACCGTGTCAAGCACCCGGATGAACTTCGGTTTGCCGCCGTTATTAACCGTTACCGTGTTGACGCTGCCCGTGTCTGCCCCGGCGACCGTCCAACCCGTATCGCCTTCCTTACAATAGATAATCTGACCGCTCGTGCTACCTTTGGTTTTGGCGTCGGCGGTGATGTAGTAAATCAGCCCGTTCCAAAGCACTGGGTAAATTTGGTATACAATGTCCACGGTATCTGGCAGGAAAGGGCTAAGATCGGGGCGCGGCGTCAAGAAGCCGTCAGGTGTCAGCATCACGTCCTTGCTGTCGATGATGGCGTTAATGGGAGCTTGTTGGGCGCCATTCAAATTCAAACCGCTTGCGAAATTCGGCACATCTACCGTAGTAATTTCTTTCTGCGGAACTGGGGCTATCTTGCCAGTAAGCATGTCTTTAGAATCCTATCCCACCTATACCGCCTAGATCATCATAGTCGGCCGTCGGAGAAACTGCGCTACGAGTGCTCTGGTTGATGGCGTTTGTCAGAAGGTCGTTATACTTCTGCGTATACGACGGATTCAAGCCGCCCATCACGATGTCAGGCAGAATGGCGTTTTTGACGGTCCCTAGTTTCAAAAGCGTTAGCGGTTTAACCGTCTTAAAGATGTCGGTATTAGTAGCCATAATCTGACTTGTTGTCGGGTTAATGGTGGTAGTGACGCGCGGTAAGTAGGTGGTTACGTCACCGATAATCGTGCCACCATTCTCCTCTTGCCGGAAGGGGCGGCTGAAGTAGATATTGCCGTTAACGAGCGTGCACATGTCGATGGTATTGCGGCGACTGTCGTTGCTCATTTCATCCGGCGCAACAACCGTGAAATTGGCGACCGACTGCGTACTATCGGTTGGGTTCAATATTTGTACAAACCGCTCCGTACCGACGCATAGATTGTTATAATCCGTGCTATCCCAGGCAATTGAAGGTAACGTCTTGCCGTCGGTATAAGTGGCTACGCCGAGGGTAGTGCCAGGTCGCCGCACCCAAATCCAATCAATTGGTTCGCCGTCGGCATTGATCTCCGTCTCTAGCTCATCAATAAACTCATTCAGCCAATCCACGACTTCCGACAGATACGTTTGACCGTCGGCGCTTGTCAGGTCGTCATAATAACGATTCTTAATCATCTTATAGACGCTCTGTGCGAACGCCTGTAACTGTGCCGTTTGGCTGCCTATGAGTAATCCCGTTGGTCCCATGTCTATATCTTACCTCTAATGCTTACTTTTTAGTTGTAATTTCCTCTTGGGAAGCCGACTGAAATGGCGTGTGCCTTAATCAGCCCTTGCGGGGGGGTCAATTTAATCTGTGGGATTTGCGTGGTAATTCCCTTCGCGCTGAGGTTGGACACGAAACTCTCACGCGGTTGGCTCGGCAAACCGCTGATCGTATCGCTCTTAATCAAAGCAGCGGCCCTATTAGCAGCCGACTTGGAGCCACTAGAACTACTAGCGGTAAGCGAATACTTCTGATTACTACTAATCTTAGTGGTGCCGCTCGAACCGCTTATGCTACGGAATTCTCCAGCCACGCCAGCCTGTGCAAGCGCTTGGTCAATAGCCCACAATTTTTGATATGTCGCTGGGTCATAGGTACTCTTGGCGGGATTACCCATAGCGTTCCATGCAGCTTTACTAGTGCTGTTATAAAGTTGCATATCGGAATATGGTATTTTGTTTTTGTCTGCTACGTTAAGCTGTGTGATGCTATCCTGTAGCGCCTGTTTAGTGCTCGGCGGGGTGTCTTTAGTGTTATCTAATGTGTTCAACTTGTCCTGTAACCCGGCCACCGCCTTGTCGTAGTTCCCGGTTTGAATATCGGTATTCACCACGTCATCGAAGTTATAGCCCTTTGGGACTGACCCGGCTACCGGCTTGAACATCGGAATGTCATTATTGTAATTATCCTTCGCCTTACTGAGAGCAGTAGCGGCTTGCGCCTTGGCTGCGGCCTGGGGCGCACCAACGCTAGAGCCACGGGTGAAGCGATCAAGCAGGTCGGGCGCGTTGACCGCAGGGTTGCGAGGAAGCGCAAGTTGACTAGCCACTGGTATGCGGTTTAAGAGGCTAGCGCCCAAAGAAGGAATAATATCTTTGGCGGTCGATAGATGCCCTGTAGCGGTTAATTGACCGTCCTGCCCTTTAGTAATCTTCGTTTGAGCCGCTTCGCCAGTTGGGTTTAGCGGCGTATGGTTAAGAACAGCATTGATGTCTCCCGTAAAGGCGGGGATACCTTGTGAAACTACACCTTCGCCTGCCTGAGCTGCGGCGGCAGCCGGGTCGCCGGGAACCTTACCGGTTCCGGTTAAGGTAGACTGTATTTTAACTGCGTTATTATCAACGCCTAGCTGCATACCGCCAATCGATTTGTAGCCGTTCAGGATAGAAGCGCCAAGTGTTTTGCCGAATTGTTGCATGGCATTGCCGCCGCCATTTAAGCCCTGATACAATGCGTTACCGAGTATAAGGCTTGGAGAGAAGAAGCCTAAATCGTTGACGGGTATATACCGGTTGGCAACGTGCAGATATGCGCCGCCGTCGTTATAGCCGTTCGCATCGGTGTTGGTTAGCAGGCCATGTTGGGTCATTAAATAACCGAGCGCGTAAGTATAAGCAGCGTTATTGGCCGTCTTTGCTAAATTCTCAACAATACCATCCACGTCGCCATGCGCTGCGCTATTGAGCAGCTTCAAGGATGAAGCTACTACGTTTTTGTCGGTAATTGAGTTCCACATGTTGCCGCCTAAGAAACTGGTAAACGGCAAGATTTGGTTCTTAATAGCTCCGGCAATAAAGTTGCCCATCTTCGCCCCAAAGGTCGCATCGGGGGGGAGTTTCGCAGGGTCAATCGCATTAGAGAGACGATTCAGCGTGTTGCTGATCGGGTTATCGTTCATGTGGTTAAGAGACTTCCATAATTGATCTGCATTAGCCGACATCTGACGGGTAGGAACAGCCGAACGGCCTTCAGCGTACTGTTGCAGCATGTCGCCGGTTAGCCCCTTTTGTTGCCCCTCTTTGACAGCCAACTGGTATAGTCGTTGGTCGCGCACTCCCTGTGTCAGATCAGAGGACGCATGAGAAGCGGTGTTTATCAGATTCGTCGTCTTTGGGAAGTAATTAGTGCCTGGACCACTGCGTAAGTTGGTCAACGCACTGGCATCTCCCTTTAATGCTTTCTGTGTATCGTCAACAAATTGTGCTCCATGCAGCTTGTCCCATATATCAGCCCCACCTTGCCGGACGCCCGACAACACCTTGGAATTTCCTTGAAGGGTATCTGTGGCCGACCCTGGCTTAACGAGATTGACGGCTTTAGCTAGAAGCCCTTGTGTAATATTCTGTGCACCCTGATACAAGGTATTCGCTCCAGCAAAACCAACCGTATTCGCGCGTCCCGTTGGGCTGCTCAACATACCCGTCCGGGCTAAGGCATTAAGCTTCTGCCCTACCGTTGAGCCGGGGGTTAGCGTCTGATAGTACTTAGTTATCTCACCGTTCTGTTTCGCCAAGGTTGCCCTATCAGTGGCAAGTTGGTTATGCAAACCGGACGTATCGACTTTTGTGCCATTCTCCGCAGATAGTGCCGCTGTGTTGGCGTGGTCTTCTAAGGAAGCAATCCGAGCTTTAGTAGCTTCCTGTTGAGCAAATAATTTATCCAATTGCGACGTAACTTGGCTCTGGAGCGCAACGTCATCTTTAATCAATGGCATCCCAGCGGCTTCGCGTATATTGTCGAGCCGGGTAATGACAAATGGTATCTTCGCTTGGCGGGGTAAACTATCTATCATGCTCTGAGCGAAGTTCATGGACCGGCCAGCGCCGGATATGCCTTTTTCCAGTCCCTCGCCAATATTATTCATAGCCTGCTTAATGGCGGCAGCATCTTCAGGAGAAGCCCCCTCAAGTGCCTGGGACAGCTTTATGATTGCCCCTCGTGCATAAGCCTGGTCAGCAGTCTTCGATAAATCGGGTACGCCGCTATACCTTTGCACTAGCTCGTTTATCGGAACCTGAGCAACCGCATTTTCTCCAGCCTGTTGCAGCTCCTTATTCCCTAAGACATTGTGTTCGGTCGGCTCGCCTGCGATTTTAGCGGCGTCCTGTAACCGTTGATTAAGAGCAGTTCTAATATTCGGTGCGTTCGGTGCTGTCCTGTTTGATGGCGGCATATTGACATCTGTGGGCGGTTGTGCTACATTGTTAGGCAAAGGAGATTCAGATGGAACAATCGTGGAAGAAGGAATTGGCTCAGTTGGCGGTGTGGCTATTGGCTGTACCGGCATTGACGGTTGGGGTGTGGAAATTTGTGGATTGGCTGATACCGGACCCTCGGTCGGATTCGGTGGTGTTCCTGGTGATGTTCCCATTGATGCTTCTACTGGAGGCTGCGGGGGTACTTCTGCTGGTGAAACTGCTGGATTTGTAGCCTGCGCTTTCTGAAGCAATTGCGAAGCCGCGTCATTCGCCTGGTTGGGATTGACGCTTGTAAGTCCAGGGCTAACTTCCGTGGCCTCACGGGTCATGTTATCAATAATGCCATGCACCTCATCTGGCGTCTGCGCGGCAGTAAATGCCTTCGTCAAACGGTTCACAGTGTTATTATCGGCACCGCTTCCTGCTAAGCTTTGTACCACATTCCGAATGTCGCTCTTATTCGTCATCCGCGCCAAAGCATTAACTGTTAAGTTGTAGGGGTCTTGGATGCCAGTGTCTAAGTGAGACTGTATTACCTTGTCGCTGAAATGTGCGTTATTAACCTTCCCCATATTTGACTTGATGGCCTCTGACAGATCGGAGGTGGTAGGAGTTGGCGGTAAAAGATTTGGCTCGGCTGGTGCCGCATTATGTAATGATTCCCCGGCAGCGGTGGCCGCATCAGCCGCGTCGGTTGCTGATTGCGCGGCCTTCTGGAAGCCAAGCGCTTTACCGACGGGATTTAATATGGCATCAGGCGACGTAAGCGCGAACGGCGTCGTGGCATCTAGCCCAGCCAAAGCGCCTGCTAGTAGAACGTGACGAGGGCCAGAATTAGGCGTTAAGTTGAATTCACCAAGCGTCTTAATATCATCCTGAGCGTTTTGATTCTCCATCGTGAGCTGTTGGTATTGACCCCAGTTATGGGCGTATTGTCGGACTTGCGGGCTATCCCCATATTTATTGATGAGGAAATTAAGCATATCCTGTTCGCTCTGCTGACCGGATTGTTGAGCGGCGTTTTCGCGCGACCCCTCCGTAAAATTCGATGCGAGAAGATCACCTACCTTCGTAAGTGGAGCAAAGATGTTATTTGCAACTGCGTCATTACTAGCATTTTGGTACGCCTGCTGATTGCCAGTCGCACTAGCAACAACCTCTTTCCCGGCATCAATAACCGGACTTATCACCGACTTTGCAAGCGTAAAGGGAGACTTAACTATGCCGGAAACTATCTCGTCAGGTATATCTGGACCGGTAGGAGCTGGAGTGGGCGCGGGCTTCAATGCCCCAGTTACCAATTGGTGTACGAACGGGCTTGGCTGTGAGGATGTAAGGGGTTGAGGATTAGACTTTTGCAACGCGGGCGGCAAACTTATTTGATTCGGTGGGGGTGTCGCGGGCGCTTGGCTAATTTGGTTCGGTTGCTGCGCCGGAGCTGCTCCAGGCCGAAAGAGTTGCGCTGGCGCTTGAGTTGGCGGCGCAATCGAAACGGGACGCGGCTGTGGTTGGGGCTGCTGCTGTTGCGGTTGGTTATTACCACCGTTGAAGAAGCCGCCTATGGCATGGAAGATGTTGCCAAGGCCGCCAAGGAAGTCCATTACGCTACCTGTCTCTTTTGAGCGGCAACGAGGCCGGGGATATTAAAGACGCTGCCGGAAGGTGTTGCGCCTGGTGTTGACTGAACAGTTGTATTGTTCGCTCTGCCTAAGTAAGAATTAAGCGTCGGGGCGGTATACGCGCCGCCTGAGTAACCGATGTCAACTTGCGGCACGTTCGTGGAAGCTATTTGCGGTGCGACCGCCACTAACTTATCGGTGTAATTCTTCGCCTGGGCCGCATTGCCCTCGGCACTGTAGTCGTTCGCCAGGTTCGTGAGGTATGCTTGTTCATTCTTATAGTAATCATTCTCAGCGATTTGCTTATCATTCGCGGCGTTAGTATTCGCCTGGGTGCGGCGCTCTTGATCGTTCCTGTTCCATGTGCCGTATGAGCTATCAAGCCCGTTTTGGTTTGTCGCGTAAGTATCGGCGGCTGTCGTAAGGTCCTGGTTGGCTCCCTGCTGAACGGCATGGTTCGCAAGGTCGATACCAGTACCACTAAGCGCCCCTAAGCTGGCAAGCGTGCCGAACAACCCCTGCCGACCTTGCCGGGCTGCCTGGAGAGCACTTTCTTTATTGCCCTGTAAGTCCTGCTCGTTAGCGGTAGATTCATTTTGATACGACTGGTCGGCCGCAGCCTTCTCGCTATCATAAGTCCCCAGCATGGCACTAAGCGCCTTCTGGATTGAACTCAGCATCGTGTCACGGGAAGTGGCTGCTGAATTCAGTCCGGCGTTATCAGCGGCAATACTGTTGGTTTTATCTTGGTATACGGGAGCGGCGGGAGTAGTGGAAGGAGCTGGAGGGAGATTATTAGTTTGTTGATTCGGAGTGGTGGCGGGTGTAGAAGCGGGTTGAGTAATAGTAGTGTTCGGATTATTCAAAGCAATGCCGGACACCGGGTTTTGCGCCAAAGTGCCAGCCGACGACCCCCCTTGCACTGCTGGGGAGGAACCGTTCTGTAGCGATATAGGATTACCGCCTTGCAGGAAGTTTAAGCCGCCGCCTTGGAGGTTCATGGCTGTTACTCCTGGTCGTCGTCAGCGGTTGCAACCGGATTGGACTGTGGGGTTGGCAGTGCGGGAGCACCGGCAACCGTGTTACCCTTCTGTTGCTTCAAAAACGCAGCAACGGCACCTGCCTGTTTTGCGTTAACTGGTTTCTTTTTAGGAGCTGCTTCTTTTGCCATTTCACTACCCTTTCTTATGAAGACCCATTAGTGTGCTAGCGAGTGCCGCCTGCTTGCGCGTAACCGGACCGGCTTTGACCTTGCCGCTCTCCACTTTGCTCGCGTAAGCCTTGGTAGACATCTTGTCAGCCTTGGCCTTGGCCGCAAATTGGCCGTGGCTATTGGCTGTCGCCTTCTCTATCCAATGATCGTTGTTCGCCATACCTTTAGGGGACCTCTGTTACCTATACGCTTATGTTATATCAAAAAAAGAGGCTTGACAATTCCGCTTTTATGCCACCCCAATTCTCCGGGTAACATTTGTATACGAAGGGGGACCACCGGCTCAAGCGGATTAGCGTCTCCGGTTGGAGCGACTGCATTTTAGCGGTCTTACTGGCCTTTACCTCAATAGCGCCCCAAGCGCCCTCAAACAAAAATATAATATCAGGGCAGCCAACAGGTATGCCCGGAGCCGGTCTTGTTTTGATGACATACGCACCCTTGCTCTTTAACCACTTAATAATCTCAGTCTGTAACTTGTTCTCAGCGGCCATCACCGCCTCCGAGCTTCTGCGCCCACATATTTTGCGCCTGCATTGCTTCGAGTTGCAATACGCCGTCCTTATTCAATTGGGCTTCCGGCGGCGCAGTTAAAGCATAAGAGGTAATGAAAATGTCGTCACCGAGAATCTGGATAGTCTCTACCAACTTGCCGTCGATCTGGTCGAACACCTCATTGAGTGCGGTTCC